TTTATTAAGTTTATAATGATTGCTTAAGTCTATTAATTATATTTACATAAAATTGTTTCTGGTATTAGCGTATGTTTATAGAATTCCAATTTTTTATAGCATTTATTGATTGTTACTTCACTAATTTTACTAACAGTGTTAATTGATGCTTTTGTAATATTTAAATTACAAACTTGCGATACAAAATATATAATACCACCAGCAATAGAATGTGGTGTGTTTTCGGGTATTAATCCTAATTGCTCTATTTTAAATGCTACAAATTTACATACATTTGTTAGTTCATTATTAATATTTAATTTACTACAAAAGCGTTCAATAAATGAGGATGGTGTTGTTTTACTTAATGACGTAATATCTTCATTTACATTAATATTATTATGTTCGATTTCATTAATAATAGACAAAGCATTTTTACAACCTTTTGTAGCGCTTGCGTTGTCTAAATTAAATATATTTGCTATTTCTTTAGCAGTTCGAGGATAATTATTAATTCTACAAGCAATATATATAGATGCCGCAATAATTCCATCACGATTTAATCCTCTATATGTTTTTGTTTCTGATATTTTTTTATGTAGTCTCATTGCTTCGTCGATAATAATTTTAGGAATACCTGAATTTTGTGAAATATTAGATATTAATTGAAATTCATCATATCGCGATTTCTCTTTATATGGCATTGCTTGCCAATCTGTATACCTACGAATTTTATGCATTTCATAACTGGATTTACCCGGACATAACACTTTACAACTGTAAGAAGATTCTTTTAATAATGGATTAATAGGCATTCCACATCTTGTTGGATCACTATGACTATTATCATCAGCACCGTAAAAGCGCCATTCAGCAGTTTGATCCAAATTATCTTTATATATAAGACCACATTTACTATTAGAACATGTTAAAAATCCATCTTCTCCTATACGTAAGGAAACATTACAATTAACACATAAATTATCATTTAGAAAGGCGTCTTCTTCTTTTATATAGATACATTCAATATTTTCGTCAGTTTTACATTCTTCATCAAAAATATTCCATAGTTTTTTATTATTATTTTCTTTTAATTTATTTTTTCTTGTTTCTTGCCTAGTGATTTTTTGACCTTTACTTATGAAATTTTCATAATTACATTGAGATGATTCTAACATATAATTCTCACTATTATTAAATAATTTATTTTTAAACTTAATTAACTCAATTATTATTATTATTATTATTATATTATTATTAATATTAATAATAATATAATAGTATATATTAATAATATGAGTTTTATTACAAACATTTTTAATAAATCTACAAAAACAGACGAAGATTTAGATAAATTTATAAACAAGAAATTTGTATATTATTTAAATAATTCTAATTTATTATTAAATTTTGTTTCAGATTTTGAAGATTATAAAAATAATGGAAGAACTGATAATAAAAGTAAATGCGATGAGTGTGAAAGTTTATATATATTAACTAGTGAGATTTTTGAAAATTATATAAATAGAGTTACAATTCCTATTAATATAAATATATATAGTGAAGGTAAAGAAAAAACAGGTATTAATTATAAAAATAAAGTATTGTATTTTTTTGATTTGAAAGATTTAAATAAAATATTACAATCAAAAAATTTAGCCAAGAGCAATGAAGAGACTCGAATTCTAAATAAAAAAAGAATATTGTGTAAAATTATTTCATTAAGTTTTATTAAAATTTATATTATTATCAAAAGTATTTTTCAAACATTTAATATTTATAATTCATTGATAAAAAATAAAAACACAATAGAAAATTATCAACAAGAGGATCCACTAGATGCTCCTCTAGATGCTGCGCAAGATTATAAACCAGAACCTCATCTAGATGCTGCGCAAGATTATAAACCAGAACCTCATCTAGATGCTGAACCAGATTATAAACCAGAACCTCATCTAAATGCCATTCCAAATGCCATTCCAAATGCCATTCCAAATGCCATTCCAAATGCCATTCCAAATGCCATTCCAAATGCCATTCCAAATGCCATTCCAGATGCCATTCCAAATGCCATTCCAGATTTTAAACAAGATGAAGCACCGCAAGAAAAAAAACAATTATTAGCAGGTGAAATACAACCAGCAGTTGGTGGTGGATTTTTTGATTTTTTTAATCCTTTTCCCAAAGAAATACCAGATTTACAAAATGAACCCCAACGAGCATTTAAATTAGAAACATCAAAAAATGTTTTTTATTCAATATTTGTAATATTATTTGAAAATACTGAATATGAATTAACATCAAAAAATTTTACTGCTGATTATTTAATTAACAAGTTAGATACTATAACTAAGGAACAATTAGATAGCAAGTTACCGGATTTATTAAAATATATATGCACCACAAAATTATATGATTCAGATTATATTTCCAAAAATTCAATAATATTTAATAATAATAATTTTACATTTTTAAAATTAAAAACATCTGACGCTTTGGAAAGTGAAACTGATGCAAGTTTTTATTTAAAAACTATAGACGAAAAGTATCAAAAAAAAACAATAGATAATAGCAAGAAATTAAAAAATTCAGAAAATTGTTTTACAAAAGAAACTATAGAATTTATTACAAATTATTGTATCAAGAATTTGGATTTATCTACTTTAACTATTTTAAATAGTATAAAAAATATTTTACGAACACTAATAACTAATTATTTTAAAAATAGAAATAAATTATATGAAACAATAATAGTAAAATTAATAAAATTTAATTCTAAAACCAAAGAAATAGAAAATATTATTCCAAGTTTAACATATGCCAATATAGTAGATTTAACAGAGCAAACAAAAAATATAATATTAGATTTGCATATTGATATTTTTAAATCATTAAATAGTATAGTTACTGAAATTAGAAACCGATTAGTACATAAATATGGTAATCAATTAAATGTTGTAGACATTGAGCAATCAACTAGTGGCGGAAATAAGACAAGAAAAAAATATTATAAAAAATATTACAAAAAAAATAAAAAATATACCCGCAAACAGAAATAAAAATATTAAAAATATTAAAAATATTAAAAATATTAAAAATATTAAAAATATTAAAAATATTAAAAATATTAAATTAACTAATTTGTAATTTTTCTAATAAACTATTATTATATATTAAATTCCCAGAGGGTTTATAAGATTTTATATCTTTATAATCTTTGGTGTTTATATTTTTAATTTGTTTATTATTTGAAAATAATAAATTATCTTTATTTTCTATACTGGGAGTACTAGTATTAGTATTTTTGTCATCATTAATAACAATATTACCATATTCATCAACAGCATTACCTGTTTTCTTTTTTATTTCATTACGAACATATGTTGGAACCCAATGTCTCCAACTAATAAATAATAAATTAGGATGTGTGTATCTTATAATAAATCCATTTGTTCGTAGTTTATCTATTATATATGCCGTACAATCCTTATAATCATATTTAGGAACACCAATTACCATTTCAGGCATTAAATACCAACAACAATTATCATTAACTATATTTTTTGAAACATACTTAATTTTATTATGTATTCTTTGTAGTATTTTATTGTAATTATTTAAAACATTTAAATCTTGTTGCTGTTTTTTATTGTATAATTCATCTAAATTTAATTTTAAAGATTCGTCTTCATCTATTTTGTTTGAGAAATTATAAAAAAAATCGGATGCCATATTTTAATATTTAAAAATATAAAAATATAAATAATTATTTTCATTAATTATTAAACTAATGAAAATAATTAAACACTTAGTTCTCTGTGGCGGCGGACCAGTTGGATTAGTTCAATATGGAGCATTAAAATATCTAACTAATAATAACATCATAAATAATAAAAATATAGAATCAATTTATTCTACATCTATTGGAAGTGCTATAGCATTTATATATATGTTAGATTTTGATTGGACATGGATGGATGATTTTTTTATTAAAAGACCATGGGAAAAATTAGTGAATCTTTCTTATGTTGCTTATTTAAATATTTTTTATGATAAAGGTATTGTAAATAAAAATATTATTATCAATGCTTTAAAACCTTTATTTATGGCTAAAGAAATATCATTAACTATTACATTATTAGAATTCTATAATTTGACAAATATTGAATTCAATATTTATGCTTGTAATTTAACAAGTTTTAAAAAAGAGAAATTTAATCATATTAATACGCCAACTTTGGAGTTAATAGATGCTCTTTATATGTCTTCAAGTGTTCCTGTAATGTTTGTTCCATTATATATTAATAAATGCTATTATTTAGATGGAGGTATTTTCATAAATTGTCCAATAAATGACTGTCTATTTGAAAAAAAATGTTGCTATGATGAAATATTATGCTTTGCTAATGATAAACGACAACCTATAGATTTATCTAATAATTTTTATAAAGAAAATAATTACAAATATGATTCTAATAATTATCTATTGACCGAAGAGGCTAATTTTTTTGAATATTTAATTTATATTATTAAAACGTTATTTAATAAACTTTCTATTATTGAAAATGAAAATATTATTACAATTAAAAATACTATTAATACATGTTTAAGTGAGCAAATGGTAGATGTAAAATATTGGACCTACGCATTTAAAACTGAAACCGAGCGAAATTATTTAGTAAAACTAGGTGAAATACAAGGTGAGAAACTTCTTAACCTAATAGCAAACACACATGAAGCAAACACACATGAAGCAAACACACATGAAGCAAATACACATGAAGCAAACACACATGAAGCAAACACACATGAAGCAAACACACATGAAGCAAACACACATGAAGCAAACACACATGAAGCAAACACACATGAAGCAAACACACATGAAGCAAACACACATGAAGCAAACACACATGAAGCAAACACACATGAAGCAAACACACATGAAGCAAATACACATGAAGCAAACACTAAGATTGAATAATTAAGCAATTGATGTTTCTAAAAATTGTATCAAATTTTCTTTCATGGGTTTAGCATCATAATTATAAACTTCTTTTTTATAAATTAATTTTATAGTAGGATAACTTTCTACTTTATATTTATCGGCAATAGTAGAGTTTTTATCACAATCTAGTTTTGTTAATGTAATTATAAAATCACTACTAGCATTTAAAGTTGTTATATATTCTTCAAACTTATTTATTTCTGGTAATGCTTGTTTACAATAAGGACACCATTCTGTATAAAAATACAATATTAATACATCATTATCAGTGTTTCTTGTATCAACAAATTCTCTATTTACTGAATGATTTTTTTCAATAAAATTTTTAATATAATTATTATATACAAAAACAAATACAATTATAAATATTATAACTAATATTGTTACAAACAATAGTTGTTTTTTATCGTAAAAAATTCTATATAACAAATTTTTTAAGTTTTCTAAATAACTGTTTAATTTGTGTTTTAACATATTTATTTATATATGTTTAATAAATAAATAAATAACTATTTAACATATTATTTCTAATAATTATTTTATTATTTATTATTAGTACTATAGTATGAAAAAAAACATATCAAAAAAAAACATATCAAAAAAAAACATATCAAAAAAAAACAAAACTAACAAAACAACTTATAATAGTAGAGATTATAACAGTGGTGATGGTATGTTAACTAGTGTATGGGGTCCTAGTTTATGGCATTATTTACATGTAATGAGTTTTAACTATCCAATAAATCCTACAAAAATACAAAAAAAATATTATAAACAATTATTGTTGAATTTTCAGCATACATTACCTTGTAAATATTGTCGTATGAATCTTACAAAAAATTTTCAAAAATTTCCATTAAATGATATAATCTTTGAAAATAGAAATAATTTTTCGCGTTACATTTTCAATTTACACGAACAAATTAATAAACTGTTAGGCAAAAATTCTGGTTTAACATATTGCGAAGTGCGTGATAATTATGAACACTTTAGGTCAAGATGCACCATTGATAAACCCAAAGTATTTGATTATACTAAAAAAAATAAAGAAAAGGGTTGTACTACACCTATGTATGGAAAAAAATCAAAATGCATAATAAATATTGTTCCACAAGAAGAAAAATGTAAAACTTTTAATATAGACAAAAGATGCTTAAAACATAAATAAAACATAAATAAAACATAAATAAAATACAATTATTAATGCGTTTTTTTGCCTCTCCTTTTCTTGCGTCTTGTGGAACGCTTTTTATTTCTTCGTCCTGCCGTTCTATATATAGCCTCTTCAAAACTGTCTATCTGCTTAAGGGATAATAACCGCATAAATGCGCGCTTTTCTTGTTGAGAGTTTAAATTATTCATATGATCGACTATCTGTTTACCAGTCATTTTTTCTATTTCGTCAATTTGAGATAATTGGCTGGGCGCGTTTCGATAGGATGGTTTGGGTTCTCTAGGTGATATAGCTGTGGTATAGCTGGTTTGTATTTTATATTATATTTATACAATATATAAATATAATATAAATTAAAAAATATAAATTAAAAAATATAAATGAAAATTAAATATAATAAATGAAAATTAAATATAATAAATAAAAATTAAAAAAAAATAAAAAATAAAATAAAAAAATATAAATTAAAAATAAAATTAAAAATAATAAAATAAAATAAAAAATAAAATAAAAAATAAAATAAAAATAATACACTATAATATAAATGAAACATAGACGCTTATCAAGATTTTCGCGCATAAAAAATTATGCCAAGTTATCAAAGAAAAAATTATTAAATTTAGTAAAAAGATTTACACGAAGAAATAAACATATAAAACAACGCGGAGGATGAGGCGGTAGCCTATTACCAGTGTAAGTAATTTATAGTAACTAAACATGTCAAAATAATACTTACATGAAAATACTGTGATAAAAACTATTGTTTAGTAGTTTCACAATATTTGAGACAACAAGTATATCAAAAAAATTAATATATTAATTTTTTATAACTAATATATTAAAGTTTTTTATGTAAAAAAACTGTAATTTTACATACCAAATGAACTAAAATCGGTTAATACTGGTCTAGGTATAAATTCTGGGTCCGTATTTTCATGCGTTGAATCAGAGAATATTAGCGGTGGGTGATATGGAGGAGTTCGTTCTCTCATAAAATTTTGGTTTCTAGTAGCATTATTAGTATTATTAGTATTATTAGCATTAGTATTAGTATTATTAGTATTATTAGTATTATTAGTATTATTAGTATTATTAGTATTATTATTTCTTAGAGTTGAAACTAAATTATTACTTCCCTCTCTTAGTATTGTAGTATTGTCACTAACTCTACCCACATTTTGATTTAAACACATATTTGATATCATAGTCGGTGTTAAATTTGGAGCAAATAATGTATTAGCATAATCTAGTGGATTCATTGAATTAATAGGATTTACTAATGGATTAGATGGCAAATTCATTGCTGTTTCAAAATTATTATAAATTGGAGGAATATAACTAGAACCAAAGGCGCCTTGTCTTAATAAATATAAATTAAAGTCATTATAAAAACTAGGATTATTTGTAGGCACTGTATTAGCAGATGATTCTGTTCTTGGAATTGTTGGTGCATAAATTTCTCCATTTTTTATAATAACTTCTCTATTTATTGTCAAAAAAAAGTTTGATAATTTTACATTACTTAAATCATAAAAGTTTCCTGAATTTTCTACAAGTATAATATCCGTGGTGTAAATATTTGAAGTATCTATTACAGATATTGTGCTTATATCTAACATAATAGTTGAACTTGCTCTAATATTTAGCAATGATATATCGGTTTCTGTGGTATAATAGCTCATTAATAAATTTCTTTGTCTAAAATTATTTAAATTTCTATTTAATGTAGTTACATTATTTGAACTTTCTAATATTAATCCGGAAGGTAAAGTTGATAATTTATATTTGTATTTAGTGGTATTTAATTTATAATAATTATAACTTGTATCACTGTTAATATTTATAAAATATTGACTAGCGGTATTAGTAAAATTAGCAAAAGATTCTTTCACATGTGACATATTTACAAATATAATACACGATAATATTACAAATATTAATAACATAATTATTAACAAATTATTTTTTTTAAAATTGAGATTCATATTATATTATATTAAATATATAATAAAAATTTTCTTTATAACTTTAAATGTCTAAAATTATTAAATCTGTAAATTGTCTTCAAAAGAAATATAATACTTCAAATTCAAATATTATGGAAATTGGAATAGATGAGGCAGGACGAGGACCTATGTTTGGAAGAGTTTATAGTGCTGCTGTTATTTTGCCTAATAATGAACAATTTAAATATGAATTATTAAAAGACAGCAAAAAATTTACTTCCGAAAAAAAAATAAATGAAGTTGCTGAGTATATTAAAACAAATGCGCTATATTGGAGCGTGTCATATGAAGATGAAAAAACAATTGATTCTATAAATATTAGACAGGCTACTTTATGTGCTATGCATAAAGCAATAGGCGAACTAATAAAGCAAAATAATACTAGCGCTGATATGAATAGCAATGAATGTTATTATTTATTAATAGATGGTAATGATTTTAAATCATATACTTATTATTGTAATTCATCGCATATTATTAAACAAATAAATCATATTTTGATTGAAGGTGGAGATAATAAATTTTGCTCAATTGCGGCAGCATCTATATTGGCTAAAGTAGAGCGAGACAAATATATTAGAGAACTATGTGCTAACTTTCCTAAACTAAATATTTATTATGGATTATTAACAAATAAAGGTTATGGAACATCTAAACATATGGATGGAATAAAAAAATATGGAATTAGTAAATGGCATCGCACAACTTATGGTTGTTGTAAAGAAGCACCAATTAATGATGATGAATTTTATAAAGATTAATTATTGACTCGAAGACGCCGTGCCCAGTTAGTTTTATACTCCTTGTCTTTAGATTTTGATTTTTTATTATGAATTAATAAAAGGCGCATTTTTTCTTGTTTATTTTTAATAATTTCAATTGTTTTTTTCATTTCACTTAGTTCATTTGATAACTTTTGCTTCTTTGCTTTTTGCTTGCTCTTAAAACTAGAATAATGCTTCTTATATGTTTCATAATTGTAATCATCATCGGACGATTCTTCTTGTGTATTTACATAATCTGGGTCATCTGGGTCATCTGGGTCATTTTCTTCAGAACTTGAAGAATAATAATGTTCTTCAGTAGAAGTGTCATATTTATAATCATTAATTACTGTATTAGTACTAGGACTAGTATCACAATCACAATGAGATGTATTACAATCACTTGCTAATGGAGTAGCGTGCTCTTTAAAAGGACTAAATTGAACTTCCCAATATAATGGATCATCATAAACCATTGCGCATTTGTTATTTTCAATAGCATTGTAAAAATTCTGCGAACCTTGATTATTATAATAATATTCAACTTCCACTAAAGCGTAACCATAATTATAATAATTATAATGATTTTCAACATAAAATTCTTCTTCAAGATGCTTACAAACTTGAACATCCTTAATTTTCGCAATATTGAAATCTTCAAAATACTTAATAATAGTAGGAATGTCTTCATAAACAACATAATCCGGAATGTAGAGCATTTTCTTTGAAAACATAGTACTCATAGTATAATAATTTAATTGTTGAATTATAATATTTATAAATCAATTTTTTTTTATATTTTTATATTTTTTATTGCTTTAAAAAAATTGATTTCTTTTTTTTTAAACATATAACAAAAGAATTCAAATAAATTACAATATAAGAAACAAATGATGTGTGTAATAACTAAATATTTATTAAACAAAATCTTGAACGAGCAAAATGTGGAACATTTTTATAAAACATTAATTACTACACATTATCATAGCGAAGATGATTTTGAATTAAAGACTAATTATGCGATTTTATTGTTTGTTGATACGTTATTTTTAGACAAAGACGGTTATATAGGGTTAAACGTACCGCATGCCCAACAATGCGAATTTCAAGAATATATAGCTAATAATCGATTAAAAATTTTTCATTATGTAACTTTTAAAGCATCAGCACATAATGACTTACAAGGATTACGTACGCTTACTGATGAGTTTCAAAAAAATAACTGGATTATGATTTTTGGTTATTATTTATATAATAAAGCATTAGATTTACTAAATAGCAAAGATGATTGTTTTGACATAAAAAACAAAATATATGCTACTATTTGTATTCTTAAAGAAAAAAAAGTAGAACCAGTAGAACAAGTAGAACCAGTATGTAGTGCTTGTGAAAATGATTGCGCAATTTGTTTATGCGCAATGGACATTAATAGTACTATTACAACTTTATGTAACCACAGATTTCATATACAATGCTTATATCCAATGTTTGATAAGGCTGTTAAAAAAGATGCTAGCCACCCAAAAATTAGTTGCCCCTTATGTCGTGTTGATATTTTTATAAAGTCGAAAATAACATTTGATATTACAACCCATTATTAAAAAATTAGAATACCTTTAACTAATAACTAATAACTAATAACTAATAACAAATTTTTTTATAAGATAAGACAACACACTACAATATAATACACGTAAGTCTCTAATAAATAGGAGCACGACACAAAGGACATGGAACACACGTCTTGTTGTAATTTTCCTTTTGTTGTAAGAATACACGCTTACAATCATCTAAACATCCCATATGGAATATATGCTGACAAGCAGTTCTAACACAACGAGAATTAACAGCAATAGAATCAACTTCCAAGCAAATAGAGCAAGTCCAATTTGGTTCATGTTTGAAGTCGCATGCTAATACTTGTAATGGAACAAAATTTACGGGGTACTTAGGAACATGAGGCAAGTGATAATGTGTTGACATAGTCCGACTGCTAAACCACGAAAAGGGACGTTCAAAGTCTATAGCTATAACGCGTTCTCCATTGTTTATTACCCAGCGATCTGCTTCGGTTGTCAACTCGGTATCCAAGTCCCAAAAATAGTCACTAGTAAATCTAGTCAATCGATAAGACACTTCTCGTAGTTTAAATTTCAAGTCGTCTTCGTCAATAGACCGCCCAGGTCCATAGTCCTTGATACGGACCTTAAAAAGGTCAAGTACTTGACTTCTCATTGTCCTAGACACGACGTTCCGAAGACACCACTCAAACTTTGACATTCGATCACTATTATACCATGAATGCGTTCTTACCCAACTATTCATAATAGCCTTCAAATGTCTAGAAAGTTCGCTTAATTCAATGTCTCTTTGAATTTCTTCTACAACAAAATTGATGCTATCATTTATCATAGGCGCGTTAGTCTCATCATCATACAAAGCAATAATATGAGCATCCATAGCGCTAGTGTCTTGTTTTGCTTACTATAGTTTGTGTCAGACTAATACTTAACTAAATAAAAATTTATTTCAATTTTAATAAAGCATACTAACTAGTGCATAAAAAACGGCAATATGCAAGACATACCAGACAAGTGTCAAGAGACAATATATAAATGAGAGCATCTCTAAAAAGTATAACAATATTTTTTATATGAAAATATATGCATAACCTTTTAAGAAGAAAAAACAGCACACATGGAATACAAGACATGGAGCAAACTTCTTTGGTGTAGTTTTGTAAAGCACTAGTTAGTTATAAACCGACTAGCTCCAGTCAGTTGCAGTCCAACTGCCTAGAATCTAGAATGCCTCAACATGGACCATCATATTAAGTATTTGGGACTATAACCTCCACCATACTTACTATGATACTCAGGATTGTCTGGGTCATATACATAGTCCCACTTGGCACGTATTTCTGCATACACTTCCCTGGAAGCAACGAACGCTATACGTCCAGCGTAAGACCAAAGGTCATCCCTAATGTCCATGAACTCTTCGTGGAGCTGAATGACTAGCGCATTATTGTTGCGCTGAATGACTAGTGCCTTGCTGACAAATAATAAAATTTTCATCTGAATGTCGTCTGGAAGGTCATAGAAATAATTCTTAGTGCTTTCCTTCATATTTCCAAGACTTAGCACTTTATAAAAAAATTCATTTCAATTTTAAAAAAGAATAACAATACTATCATTTTTATTATTTTTATTTTAATTTTATTTTTATTTAATTTTTACAATCTATACTATTCATTTCAATGTCTAGCATAATAACTTCTTTGTGTAACAATGATTTTTTTTTTATGAATTTTTTTTCATCAAGTAACATTTTTATTGTAAAAATAACAATTACTTCTTCTACAAGCACAGAAAAAATGGCAATATCTATTTGTGTAACACTAATTAATACTGTAAAAATATATCTAATATTATTTAATAAAAACATAGAATTGGCATAAAAATATAATTGTAATTTACTAAATTCAGTTATTTCTTTTTTATCTGGATTATAAACATTCATAAATAG